AAACTCAGTTTATTGTTGTTTTCAGCGAACGATGAACGAAGGTATGTCAAAGCAGAATCCAAAAAACCACACGGACCATATGTGGCAGATGCATATGCAGACGTTGACGAGGAGGAAGAGGAGTATGGAGATCGCACAGATTATAAATGATGCAATTAATGAATATTATGAGGAGCAAGGTAAACCTGTTCCTGATTGGAAGTGTAAAAAAGATCCTGATTGGTGGATCGAATATCTTAAAGAACTAGGAATCGACAAAAGAAATCAATGACTCTAATATTTTTAATTGTCTTTATGGGACTTCTTGTGGCAGGAATGCAACTTACATGGCCTGGGAGGTATAGAGGATGATTCACTCTGCAGGACACTTTGCAGCATGGGTACTAAATACATGGTGGACAATGGCCATGCTTGGATGGTCTCTAGTCTTTGTTCCTATCCTAGGAATGTGGGCAGTTCACAAATATGGATGGGAACACTGGGAACCATTTGACAAGAAGCACAAGTAAGGTTATAATTATCCCATGCGTAACGGGGTGTAGCTCAGTTTGGTAGAGCACTCGCTTTGGGAGCGAGCGGCCGTAGGTTCAAATCCTGTCACCCCGATTATTAAACTATCTAAATGGATCATATAAAATGTATTGATTGGACTTGGAACCATGGAAAAGTCCTTACTGTAATTGAATATGAATCTGGAGAGAAAGATGTAAGAGAGAATACAGAACCACCACCAACGAAAGCATGTCATGATATTGCTCATTTCATTTGTGCAATGCATGATGATCTTGAGTGGGATTATGTAAAAGAACCAAATCATATTGCAGAATATAATGCAGTGTTTGTAGAGAATCTTTTATCATCTTTTTCCCATTGTTACTATAATGATTTGGTTATAGATATTAAGAACCATGCAAAGATAATCTTCGATGAGATGAAGTGGTTTGCCAAAAGCTACTACAAAATTCAAAGAGATCATCCTAGTGGAAAACGTTATTATGAATTGAAAGAAGATTTTTTGAACAAGGTTGATTTTAATATTCTTGTTCAACATTTCATGGCATACTATCAAACATATACAATCGAAACTTTGGTTGGAAATGAAAAGTTTGATATGTCAGTAAAAGTTGATTCAAAAGTTGACTATACTTTTGAACCTTTGTATAATTATTTGATACAGATTAAGACTCACTTATTGGAGATGAAAAAGTAAATGGAAGTCTTTACAATCAAAGAATGGGAAGACAATTTCGATGAACTCTTTTCAAGAGTTGAAAATGGAGAAACGATTGGTATAGTAAAAGAAGATGGTCAAGCAGCAGTGATGATGCCTGCACAGGACGAATTTATAAAGATTCACACAGAGCACAACGATGCACCGTAAGTGCCTCTGGGGATCTAGCAATCTGGTGAATGCACCGAACTCATAATTCGGCTAAGGCGAGTTCGATCCTCGCGATCCCTATTGACAGTTCTCTGTCAAACCCTTATAATAACAAGGTCAACACACAAAACAATGACACTGACTGCTAAGTTCAAGAAAGACATTCAAACCCTCAAGGGTGCTGTAAATGGTGACTTCTTCCTGGATGTGAAGAATCCGAAACTTCTCAAAAAGGTCCGTCGTTATTATGAGAACAATGGACTCGTCTTCTCCGGCGATCCGCTTGATGATTATGATATTTTGATGGAACAAGTTGCTATTGATCTTGAGTCTGTGGAGGTTGCGTGAAAATTCTCCTAGAGCGTTTTCCCTATCGTTATGTTGATGCTGGTGTACTAGAAAATGGTATGCCAGACTATCGCATTCAAAAAGCAAACAGTTGGACTAAACGATACAGTGACATGTATCTGCTAGACAATCAAATGCAACTTATGACTGCGATTGATGATTTTGAGTACACCAAATGGCTTGATCCTGAAGGTGTACCTTGTTATATTAAAGACTCGGTAAGTCGCTAAACTAGCCCTGGTCGGGATGGTCATTAAGACCCCTGCGTTTCTTAGTTCGTAAAACTAAGTGGTGGAGTCATAAGACCCTCTAAAACTAAATAATGTCAGAGTTAATTATTCAAAACAATGGCAACAAAAGGAACAGCAGCAAAGTCTGCAAGTGGTGCAGCGATGTCAAAGTATGATGTCGAAGTCGAATCAAGATTAAAAGCTCTTGAAGCGAAAGCACACACTCCATGTGGAGGAGGTACTAATGAAAGACTTGCAGCACTAGAAGCAAAATACACAGCTCTTCTTGAAGAGTTGAAAGCAACTAGACTCAATCTAGATTTTAACGATCTCGCTCTCTGAGGTTTCTTGCTTTTCCTAAGAGCAAGTGGTGCGGATGGGGTTCATACTCCCGCCCTGTTTCTTGCTTCAGGATAAAGAGCAAGTGGCGTGCATGAAAGACCTAAAAGGGTGGTTGCATAAACCACCCTTTTTTAGTATAATTTTTATAGAATAATATCTGTAATGAAGATTGGATTTAACTGTAGTTCCTTTGACTTGTTTCATGCTGGGCATGTGACGATGTTGAAAATGGAAAAAGACTTGTGTGATTGGTTGATTGTAGCCTTGCAAGTCGATCCAACTATTGATAGACCTGGTATCAAAAATAAACCTACGCAAAGTGTTTATGAGAGATACGTACAAGTACAGGGATGTAAGTATGTTGATGAGATTCTTGTTTATGAAACAGAAGAAGATCTTTTGAATATGATCAAGACGCAGAAGATTGACATTAGATTTCTAAGCGAGGAATATAAAGACAGAGACTTTACAGGTAGACAGTATTGTATCGATAATGATATTGAGATTCATTATCACAAGAGACAACACAAATACTCTTCTACTGAACTTCGTAACAGAGTTTATGCTCTAGAGAAACTGAAGAGGGATCAACTTAAAGAGAGCCCTGAAGTTAGAGAACCTGCACAATATTCACCTACACTATTGGAGAAGTACGATCAAAAATGACAATCTTAGTAACTGGTGGTGCAGGTTTTATTGGAAGTAATCTTCTGCATACTTTGTCTGAACAATATGGACATGTTGTCTGCTTGGATAGTTTAAGTTATGCAGCAGACATCAATAACATGCCTAAGAACTCTAGAAAGTTCTGTCTTGAATTCTATGAGGGTGATATCTGTGATAAAGAATTCGTAACATCTGCCTTTATGAAATTTGCTCCAAGGTATGTAATGCACCTTGCTGCAGAGAGTCATGTTGACAATTCAATTAAAGATTGTCGTCCATTTGTATATTCAAATGTTCTTGGTACAGTCAATCTTCTTGAACATGCTTTGAAATTTGAAGTGGAGAAGTTTTTACATGTCTCGACTGATGAAGTCTATGGTTCTATTGATGAGGGATCATTCACAGAGGAAACAATTTACAATCCAAGAAATCCTTACTCTGCATCAAAAGCATCGAGTGATCACTTTGTAAATGCCTTTCATCATACCTATGGTCTTCCTACAGTTATTACTAACTGCTCAAATAATTATGGCCCTAGACAATACAAGGAGAAGTTGATTCCTCAGACAATCTTGAATCTAATTCAAGGTAAGAAAGTTCCTGTCTATGGTGATGGTCAACAAATTAGAGACTGGTTGTTTGTTACTGATCATTGTGAGGCTTTGATTGAAGTTCTAAACAATGGAAAGGTTGGAGAGAAGTATAATATTGGTGGAGAGTGTGAAGTACAAAACATTGATCTTGTTAAAAAAATCATTGATCTGATGGGTAAGGACGAATCTATGATAGAATATGTGAAAGATCGACCTGGACATGATCGAAGGTACTCCACTAGTATTGAAAAAATTTCCAATGAATTGAATTGGAAACCCAGATTTAATTTAGAAGAAGGTCTCGCACAAACAATTAAGTGGTATGAAAATTATTGACATTGGTCTTAAAGACGCACTTCTGATTGAAGTTGACAAATATGTTGACAGTAGAGGATTCTTTATGGAATCTTTCAATCAGAAAAAGTTTGGAATTGAATATGACTTCGTTCAGGACAATCACTCTATGTCTCATAGGGGAGTTCTGAGGGGACTTCATTATCAAATCAAACATCCTCAAGGTAAACTTGTTCGCTGTATTAGGGGAACTGTTTATGATGTGATCGTTGACCTTCGTGAATCATCAGAAACTTTTGGTGAGTGGTATGGTGTTGAACTGAATAGGCCAGAACTTCAACTATGGGTTCCTCCTGGATTTGCTCATGGTTTCTATACTCTGAGTGAAGCAGCACATATCACATACAAGACGACAGACTTCTATTATCCAAAGTATGATAGAACACTTCTTTGGAATTCTCTAGATATTAATTGGCATAATACTGGAGATCCTATCCTATCTGAAAAAGATATGAAAGGTAAAACATTTATCAGGTGTGATAAGTATGAATGATATTTCTGTATTTGGTTCTACTGGATATATTGGAAGTACATTTTGTAGAATGTATCCAGATAAAATAACTCCAGTTCCTAGAGAAGAAAAGAATTTCTCAACAAATCAAGCTTTATATTTCATCAGTACAACTACAAATCAAAGTGTCTTTAAAGACCTACACGTAGATATTGATACAAACTTATCTCTTTTTATTGACATCCTATCTAAATGTAGAGATAGGGATGTCATTTTTAATTTTATTAGTTCTGGATTTGTGTATGGAAATGACGTTCTTGACTACAAAGAATGGTACAGTTGTAATCCAACAGGATTTTATTCCATCACAAAACGAACTGCAGAACAACTTTTGATTTCATATTGCAAGACTTTTGGAATCAAATATAGAATTCTAAGAATTGGTAATGTGTATGGTTTAGATAAGACAGTTACTCCAGGGAAGAATGTTCTTGGATATATGATTAGTCTTCTTAAGAAGAACGAAACAATCAAGTTGTTTGATGGAGGAGACTATCTCAAGGATTATATGTCAGTCAATGATGTCTGTAGGGCCATTGATCTGGTTATCGAAAAGGGAGAAGTAAACGAGATCTATAACATTGCATCTGGAACTTCTCAGTCTTTTAGATCTATCATTACAACTGCTAGAGACATTCTTGGAAGTAAAAGTGAATTGATTGATGTGCCAATGCCTGAAAATCAAAAGCATATTCAGGTTAAAAATATGACACTAAATACTGAGAAGTTGCGAGACCTTGGATTCTCATGTGAGATGAGTTTCTACCAAGGTTTGCAAACTCTTTGTGATGTGATAGAATGAATAAAAATATCTCAAATATGCCTACTAAAACACTTGTAGTCAGTAATCATGCCAATCATGATCTTGAGTGGCTGAAGATGACATATGATTATGGATTCTCTCCAAGCAATACCTTGATCTATGATAGAACTCCTGATGATTTTGAAGGAAAGGCAGATATTAAACATCTAGGTAAAGTTATTCCTTCTCCCAATGTTGGATCTAATCCATATGATATTGGTAGATATATTGTAGATCATTATGATAATCTTCCTGATATGATGATTCATATCAAAGGTAATCTCTTACAAAAAAACTATACTACAGAAGAACGATTCATATACGCATTGCAATCTAATTGGTTTGTTCCTATTGATGGTGGAACATTGTGCGAATCGTATTTTCCTTACCTAGTTAATAATAATTGGTTTGCACAACCCATGGAATGGGAAGATAGAACCGAAAGAGAAAAAATAGAAGAGATCAAATTGATGAAAATCTATCCTAGGATTTCTAGTCTTAGAGAATTCATCAAAGATCTATTTGAAGTGGGAGATAATGACATCCCAAAATTTCTTAGTTTTGCACCTGGAGCAAATTATGCTGTTCCCAAAAATTGTATTTTGAAGTATAGTAAGAACTTCTATAAAAAGATTATGGACTATACTGATTATAGTAATAATCCCATTGAAGCACATTGGTTTGAAAGAGTGCTTCAATTAGCCTGGCAAGGATGTTTAAAAGAAAACTTTTCATACATTGTAGACTGAAATGAAAGAACAGATTAAAGGATTCATTGATAATCTTTTTGAGACAGAGGAAGATTTCTTTCCATATCTTTACAACAAAGATTATGTAAAAGGAGAAAGTAATATCTTCTACTCTGGTCCTTACTGGGACAATCAAGAAGTAGAAGTTGCTATGAAGACTTTCCTTACAGGAAAGTGGTTATCTTCTGGTGAGAACGTAAACAAGTTTGAAAGGGAGTTCTCTAAGAAGTTCAACCTTGGACATTCTGTCATGGTCAACTCAGGTTCTTCTGCGAACCTGGTGATGATTGCAGCACTCAAGAAATATTTTGGGTGGGTTGATGGTGATGAAATTATTGTATCTGTTTGTGGTTTCCCTACAACTCTAAATCCTATTATTCAGAATGGATTGAAGCCTGTCTTTGTTGATATTGATTACTCTGATCTCAACTGGGATATTGATCAAATCTATAAGAAAATTACTCCAAGAACTAAAGCATTATTCTCCTCGCCTGTTCTTGCTAATCCATACAACTATGATGACATTCTGGATATTTGTGATAAGTTTGGATTGGAACTAATTGCAGATAACTGTGATAGTCTTGGAAGTAAGTGGAAAGGACATTATCTAACAGATCATGCTGTTGCTGCATCATGTTCTTTCTATCCTGCTCACCACATTACTACCATTGAAGGTGGTATGGTTTCTTCTAACATCAAAGAGATTGTTGACCTTGCACGTAGTTTTGCATGGTGGGGAAGAGACTGTTATTGTGTAGGTTCACAGAACCTTCTGAGTTGTGGAACTTGTGGTAAGCGATTTGATAAGTGGCTTACTGGATATGATAAGGTTGTAGATCACAAGTATGTGTTTGGTCAGATTGGATATAATCTAAAACCAATTGATATGCTTGGCTCTATTGGATCTGTTCAACTCAAGAAGTTTGATGAGATTCATAAGAAGCGTCGATCTAACAAAGAAAAACTACATAAGATCTTTGAAAGCATTCCTGGAGTTCGTGTCGTTGACGAACATCCTAATGCTGAGACGAGTTGGTTTGGTGTTCCTATTATTTGTGATGGGGATAAAACTGAACTTGTTCAATTCTTAGAAAAGAACAAAATCCAAACTAGAAATTACTTTGCAGGTAATCTTTTGATACATCCTGCATATCGACACTTGGAGTCTGCATTCAACTATCCAAACGCAATGAAAGTTTTGGATAATGTATTTTTTGTTGGATGCTCTCCTGTTATCACCGATTCTATGATAGAATATATAGAAGAGGTTATCAATTTGTACAAAGCGAATTTATCATGAGTGAATATAAGAAGACTGCACTAGTGCTTGGTGCAGGTGGCTTTATTGGTAGTCATATGGTGAAACGCCTACGCGCAGAAGGATACTGGGTGCGTGGTGTTGACCTAAAGCATACTGAGTTTTCTAAATC